TCTTCAACAGTCCGCCTGACCACACAATGGCGCTGTTGGTAAGCTTCACGATATCGCCGAGGTGTTGTTGCGCTTCTTGCTGCGTGTCCAGCAACGGCGACAACACGAGGCCGAGAGCTTGGCAATACACTGAATAGAGGCTGAGGTCAGCCAGATTAGCGATTGGGAAAGCGGCTCCGTAACGAGGATTGGTGAGAAAGTCGGAGATGATCGCGGCGGGATTCGCGTCAAATCCGTTGGTTCCACTCAGCGACAGCAAGCCCTCCACCTCGAAGGAGAAATTCGGAAGGGTGGCTGTGTCGCCCATCGCGAAATTGTTGGCCACGACAGTTGCGGTTCCGGAATAGCCGAGAGCCTTGTTGGCATGCCGCGTTTCCCAGTATGGATCTGCTCCCTGTCCGTCGCTTCCGAGATAAACCGCGGCCGGCAAGGACGACAGCGTTCCGACATTCTTGTCCCACCACACGGTAGCAATGCCGGCAATCGGCCCTTGGCACAGGCCCATGATTACGGACGCACTGTATTTGTATTGTTGCCCGCCTCCTTTTCCTCCACCGCCGCCCTTGCCCGAGCCTCCCTGATGCGAAGGCGTCGCCATGAAATCGTCGTAGTCGATCAGGTTTGGGGTTACCCGAGTGGTTCCATAGACAAGCGGGATCGTCCCGCCTTGCTGTGATGTTTGAAACTGCAGCGCGCCGACCGCCTTTTGCTGCTTGGCATTCGAGGCGCCGCTCAGGATCCCGCCCATGGCTGACGGTCAGAACCGGGGTACTGGAAAAGGGTCAAAAAATCGTACAGGACGCTCGATTAGCGGCGGCTGGCCACTATCGGCAAAGACGACCCCCGCGTCGCACCAGGCATGTATCACCCGTGGCCAGGAGACGACGATCGCGCCGTGCGCGAAGCAACGGCCAAACTTGAAGACTGCCACATCACCGCTGTGAGGTGGTCCGCCAATCTCGCGCGCGTAACGCATCAATCCCTGGAGATAGCGCTCCGCGTCGCGATGCAGGTTCCAGTCGGGAGGATAAAAGGGCACATCGACACGTGGTGTCACACCCGCTGCCTCATAGACCTCTGCGAGCAGCATCAAACAATCGGTGCCGCCACCTTTGATCCGGCCCATGTGGTGATAAGGTGTCCGCAGCCAGGTTTCAGCCTCGGCGACTACCCGCTGGCGTTGGCTCATACCGCGGTCTCCGGCGTCGGGATGTAGGGAAAGCCGCCGAAGTGAATCACGTTATTTAAGACATTCGTGCAGGTCGAAAGTGTGCGGTCACAACCTGGGAGCAGTTGGAATTGGTCGCCCGCCAGGATGGGCGAGAGAAATGCCAGTCTCACATAAACCCAACCGCCAGCCATGGTTGCGACAGTGCGGCTCGATCCGGCATTTGCTCCCGTCACGCCAATTATGGTTCCTTGGACATACAGGTTTGGCGAAGGTGGACTGACGGAGGTCGCGATTTGAGCCTCGCTTGAGCCTGCGCCGGCCGAAAATGTTGTCTGCATGCTGGACCGGTCGAACTGGCACATCGCATCGCCCAAGGTGTGAGTGCAAGACGACTGCCACAGCCGGCGCGGCATCTGGATATTCAGCAGCTCCAGATGCGAGCGGCATTTGAGATCGATGCCAGTACGGGTGCAATCGATATCCGAAATACGCCCGGCGAAGAGGATGACGGTTCCCGGGCTCGTGTCGCCATAAGTCGGCATGAACGCACGTTCGAGCTGCAGAAGTGCGCCGTCGAGCTGCCCCTGCCAGGCCGCCTGCAGAAAAGGCACCCCACCGACTAGATCTGTCGGCTCGGTGTAGATATTGACTTCGAGCTCGTCGACCTGGGTGCCGATAACAATCTTGGTTTTGGAGCGCTCGAATTTAGGGCCGAGCGCAAAGATGTAGCCATTTGCGAAGAGCGCCGTCGGCGCCGCCGAATAGCGTAGCACCGACCCGCCGACGAGCGTGATAGTGTAAAGGTCCGCCATGATGAACTGGTCGGTGCTCGAGAGGAGCGCGATCAGGGCGGAGCTGGCCTCTTTCATGACCGTACCGATATGAAAGTCAATTTCTTCACTTGCCACAGCCGATACATGAAATTCTCGAAGTCGTATTTGTCGTCAATGAATCTACAGCGAAAGTAATAAGTGAAGTCAGCGGTGATGCTCAGCTCGCTACTGGGAGGAGTTTCGAATGTCACCCGCCCGGTACTCGGGTCGACGCTGTAGGCCGCCGGATCCTGCGTAATCCCGTTGAAGTAGATCCCACGTACGACATTCGGCGCGACGATCGGTTCCAAAAAGCCGCCGCCTGGCAGGCTCGCACCCATTGCGCGCTGAAGCTGAAAGGCGGAAGTGCTCGCATCCCCGATGCCGATCTGCTGTCCGGCGACTTGGCAGTCGCTAGGGTCCCGAAACAGGAATGTGCCGAACCCTCCCTGGCAGAGCATAAAAAACCCAAGCAGGGTCCTCAGCTCGTCGTAGCCAACTGCCGGATCGTCGCGCAGAAAATCGTAGACCAGTGCAAATTGCCACAGGGGATAAGGGTAGTCGAGCGCCCGCAATTCGCGCCCGGATACCGCGCGCTGGATGCGCGTCTGAAACGTTGGAGTTTTGGTGACGTTCCAGGCGAGCCCGGGCAACGCTGGAAAAATCAGCGCCATCACGCCGTCCGCAGCATTGAGCCGTTGCGCATCGCCTTGTTGACCGCATTTACGAGAAGGCTTCCATTGCTCTGGAAAAAGCGCTTTACGTCTTGACTGTCGATCGCTGAAACATTGACCACGACCGCACCCGCGCCGGCTCCGCCGTTTGCGGCGATCATGTTCTGAAGGCCCTGGCTGATATTCGCTGGCAGGATCATTTCGTTCTGGTGCACCATAGCGAGTTGATCGGACGGAACCATCCAGCCACCCGCCGCAGAGGCAATCCCGCTGGCGGCTGCCATTACGGTGGCTTCCCCCGCCGCGGCAGGTCCAGCCGCGGCCGGCCCCATTATCGGAGCCAGGAATGCGAAAATGCCCGAGAATGCCTGCGCTGAATCGGTTACGATGCTTTTGATAGCATTTGCGGCCTTGATCGCCAGTCCGGCCGCCATTCCTTCGCTGTCGGCCGCGGTGCGAGCCGCAGCACCGGCCTCGGTTGCAGTTGTCATGGCGAGCTCACTGGCGAGCCAATTAGTCGCCATCTTGACGCCCAGGTTGACGAATTCGGCAAGTATCGACTGCGCGATATTACCCACGGCCTTCTGCAACGTCGTCGTACCCAATATCATGCCGGTGATCGAGGTATCGAAGGCTCGCTGGATCGGCTGCATCAGGGTCTGCCAGGTTCTTTGGCTGGTCTGAGCCGCCTGCAGATCGAGCTTTTCCTTGCCGCTCTGAAACTTCTGGTATGCAAGCAGCTCCTCTGCCCACAGCTGTTCATCAGCGGCGGCATCGTTTCTGTTACTTGAGGCGGGGCCGGCCTGGACAACGCTGGAAGGATCTCCGAGTCCGCTGCTTGGCGCCATCGCCGCGCTTATCGACCCCGCGAGGTCGGCAGTTTTGTTCTGCAGCGCACCGATGCCGGTTCCGATTTGGCCGGTAGCGGCGTTAAGCTGCGACTGCGCCTGCTGGGCAATGTCGCCGAGCCCGGCAAGTTGAGTGCGCATCGCATCGGTTGCCGCTTGAACGGAGCTTGTTGCAGCCTCCATTCCGGATCGGAGGCCGTCAATTTGGGCGCTGATAATGACGCTGGTTTCAATATCGGCCATGAAAGCCTCTTGCTAGCAAACTGCCGGCGCGGGCGGCTTGCGGATTGCCCGATGCTGCGTACGCCTAGTCGAGAATTCCCGCGCGGAGGCGGAGTTCGGCAAAATCGAGGACCGCCGGCGAGAGGCCGGCATTGACGTCTCCCGCACCAAACCCAGGCCCCAGCTGAGCGAGCAACGAGCTGGAATCCGAGCTCGGTCGCTGTCCTCGTCCCGTCGAAATTGGCGCCGGCGGTGCGTGTTTATCTCTGCCCACGCCAAGATAGGCCGCGACCAGTAGGTGCACCGGCGGGTGTTGTGCCCAGTAGGATGTCAGCTCTTCGATCTGGAAGAGCGTCATCTCGTCAATTATGGGGTAGCTGTATCCACAGGCGGTCGCGAGGAGACCATAGATTTCTCGCCAGGGGTCGCCGTCTCCGAAATCATGTCTGATACTGACGTGACGCTCGCACTGCTTGCCCCCGGGCTGGCCCCAGGGGCAGGTGCTTCCCCCATAGCGGCTCCGCCTGGCTTTAGGCCGGAGCCGGTGAGGACGGCATTCAGGACGGCACTAGCGTTCCCGAGATCGAGCAGATTTTCGACTTGGTGCGGTGTCGTCTCGGGATAGTTGCGCCGCAGCGCCGCGGTGACAATGTCGATCAGCACGTTGATTTGCGCTTCGCCCATCGACGCGCCGATTTCGGTCAATTGCCTTACACTGGGCATCAACCGGCGGAGCTGACCCAGGGTAAGTGGCGGCACTATCCAATCTCGGCCGCCCATTGCCACCGCCACACCGGGGATCATCACTCCACCGTGCTCAGATAGCCAATCGTTCCCGAAGCGTCGGCGAAGGCCATGAAATCGAGCTCGCTAATCGTCCAGGTATCGAGCTTAGTCGGCAGCGACAATTTATTTGCCGTGCACGCGTTCAGGCGGAGCGCGGTGCCGCTGCCGTTGTAGGCAGTGTAAAACGTCGCCTTAAAGGTAGGAGTGATGCCCATCGGCTGGTTAGCGAGGGTCACCTTGTTGCCGCTTGTTGCGACGTTGTATGTGTACGAGATCAAAATCGCGGCACTAGCGTCGGCAGAGGAGAAAATATATGCGCCAGTGGCGAAGTTGACCGAGTATTGGCCGGCGCTCGAAGGCGTGGTTACCCGGTTGAAACGTTTACCACTTCCGGCATAGCTGATGCCGAGATCGTCGTTGTAGCTCGCCGCATTGGCGGGGATGACGGTGTAGGGCGTCGTTGCCGGAACCGTCGCGGCCTCCAGCTGCGAGACGGCAAATTGCCCCGTAGCCGGCGTCACCCCGAAAAAAATATCCGAATACAGCAAACCGAGGATCTGCGCGAATTTGGCTTTCCCGGTTATCTTGCCCTGCCCACGCGCTATTGCAACGGGGAACTGGAGCTGGCCGTAGAGCTCTTTGTCGCTCCAATCGAAGTCAATCTGAATGTCCTGCAGCACGCCAAATTGCCGTGGACCGATGCCCGACCCGATCACATCGGTGCGTTCGCCCCATATCGCGCCGGAGCCGAAGCTTAATTGCATTTCATTTACTCCCCTTCAAGAGCCGCTTGAGCCTCTCTTTGGCGGCATGGGCGATATTCCAGGCCTGCGTATCGCGGGCGACCGCCGAGCCCGGGAAATGGTCGGCCCACCAACGTTCAATCAGCTGCTCGATCGAAGGAGGCGCAGCAGCTTGGCTGGTGCTGTAATCTTCTTCGGCCATTGGTCACTCCTTCGAATAAGACACATTGAAGGAAACATCGGCGAGCGTGCGCATTGAACGGCCCGCTTGGTTGATCGCCGATCGTCAGAGGCACAAAATTTCCACCGGTACGATCGCGATGGCCTGATCGCCGAGGACGCCCTCATCAGTCTGAAGCTTGCCCGCTATATAGGCGTGCTGCACCATTTGAGGCAGCCCAAGGTTCTGGATCCCAGTCGTCGGTGACGGTGAGAGCGCGGCCTCGAGAGCATCGAGCAGCGGGTTCAAGATCGCGGCCGGTGCCAGATAGGGGTCGCTTGAATGGGCGTACACGTAGAATTCGGCGTAGAGTGTCCATACGATCGGAGCGCCGAGCTTCTTTATTGCGGCTTGTCCCCCTTTTTCGCTCATGAACAACGCCGGCTGCTCCGCCGCAGCGACATCCGCCCAATGTCTCAGACGCCGATTTGCACTGGTGAACTGCGCCGCACCCGCGCCAAGCTCCCACAATGCGGCGTAGATCGTTTCACGAACTATCATCTGTCGATCTCGGAAGCCAGAACGCGGCGATCGGCTGCTGGGATGCCTGCCGTCAAAGGCGGACCTGCCGCTTCTGATCCTGAGGACGAGGAAGCCAAGGGTGAATGCCGATCGATCATCATCGCGTTAGTGCCTCGCGCAAAGCCGCTTCCACCTCAGCCCGTATCGCAGGGTCCATGTCCTCCAGTGCCGAGCTCAAAAAGGAGCCCTTCGGCGCGTCTATCCGGCGACGGTCTGGCTGCAATTTGATGGTTCTCCCGGGCCTCCGGGGTCCGAACGCCTTTGTGATACGGCGCAGCTTCGCTCCTACGCCAGCGGCACCGTATCCGTGAGCGTGGGCATATTCGCTGTCGCTGGAAACCGTTGCTGCAATCCTGTCGTCACTCTGATCGAGTTGCAGATTTGTGCTGGATCCGAGGGACCTCGGGCGGGCAGCCAGGGTTTGGCTAGTGAGCCCCTCCTCCTGGATCCTGTTCTGAAGTTGGATCCCTAGCGTGGCTATCGCACGGGCGAGCCCCGAAGCGGCCAGGTCCGGAGTGGCGCGCAGCCACGCCAGCACTGCGTCGTCGCCGACCAGGCGGGCGG